GCATTTATAGCAGGCACAATCTTTGGATTGATCCTAGCTACTGTTGGATTCAGCGGTATCGCTAGGATGTTAGACAAAGGTGTAGACACAGTTAAAACACAGAGTACGGAGTTGGCAAAATGAACAGTTATCGAGTAAAAAATTATATATGGGTAGTTATTACTCTAGTGTATATTGCAATCGGATGTCTATCTGGATGTAGTACAGTATCTGGACTAGGTTCAGATATTAAAGGTGCGGCTGACTGGACGCATCAAAAAATGACTAAATCTTCTGTTGAACTTAACAAATAAGGCAAATTATGAAAACTACTTTTAAAACTATTTTGGCAACTTCTGTTTTGGCACTAATTGCAACGAATGCTAGTGCGCAATTTTTTGGATCTACACAAGATGCATATGAGCGCCGTGCAGATGCTGAACGTCAGCGACAAGAAAAACATGTGGAAAACGCAATTGATAAGGCTCCTAAGTGGATGTATGAATTGCCTGTCAGCAACAGTGCGGTATATGCATCAGGTACCGGTGTTAGTTATGATATGGCTATGGCCGATCACAAAGCTAAATCTGATGCGTATGGTAAAATCTGTATGACAGCTGGCGGTACAGCTAGCCAAAGTACAAAGATCTTTAAAACAGACAACGAAAAAGCCAGCACTGATAACACAGAAATGGCCATGCGTACTGCATGTCGCGAAGTTAACCTGTTAGGTGTAGAAGTTCGAGAAGTTAAACATATTGCCGAAGGAAATCGATTCCGATCATTTGTACTGATTGTATTGCCTACAGGTGATGCCAATGTACTTAAGAACGGTAAAGAAGTACAACGACAAAAAGAATCTGCAATGACTCGTGAAGAGAAAGCATTTAAAGATCTAGACGGTGATCAAGTTACAGTGAGTCCAATTCCGGCTCCACAAAGTCTTTCACCCAATGAACAAATTGCTCCTACTAAATCAGATAAGGTCAGTGTAGTAACACCTAGTGGTTCTAATCAATTCCAGTTGTTGCCTGTAGATAATGCAGAATACCGAGCTCGCCGTGACGCGGCACTACAAAAGCCAGGTGCTGTGGTTGGACAAATGACTCTTACTAATTAAGATTTAGTAGTATGAAATTTAGGAAAAAACCAGTAGTAATTGAAGCTGTTCGATTTACCTACAACGAACAGGGAATGATTGCTCTTAAATCTTTTTGCGGCAATGCATTGGGAAACGTTCGTAAAGAACGACATCCCAATGCACTAGCAGAAGCAGAGATTGGTACATTAGAAGACGGTGTCCACTTGACTGTAAAACATATTGCTACCGAAGGCGACTGGATAATTAAAGGTGTGCAAGGTGAGTTTTACGCTTGCAAACCAGATATCTTTGAACAAACTTATGAGGAAGTAAAATAATGCCAAATTTGGTACCAATGGTAATTGAGCAAGAAGCTCGCGGAGAACGTAGTTACGACATTTACAGTCGCTTACTAAAAGATCGAATTGTCATGCTAGACACCGATGTTAACGAACATAGTTCCAGTTTGTTAGTGGCACAATTACTCTTTTTAGAAAGTCAAGGCAATGAAGATATTCATTTTTTCATTAATAGCCCTGGCGGTGTTGTTACCGCTGGCATGGCAATTTACGATACTATGCAGTTCATCAAACCAGATATCCAAACCATCGTTATGGGACAGGCTTGCTCAATGGGTAGTTTACTCGCCACTGCTGGCGCTCCTGGCAAACGCAAGATTCTACCTAACGCTCGCCACATGATTCATCAGCCTTCGGGTGGTGCAGGTGGACAAGCTACAGACATGGAAATTCAAGTAAAAGAGATCCTAAAGATGAAACAAAGTTTGACCCAAATTTATGTAAATCATAATAGTAAGGGCAAAACTTTTGATGAGTTTTATGCGGCTATGGAACGAGATAACTTTATGAGTGCTCAAGAAGCTGTAGATTTTGGACTGGTTGACGAAATTATCACAAAACGCTCATAATATGCGTAGTTAATTGGAACCCATAGTATACTATAAATAGCTATGTCTAGGAGTATACTATGGCCCAACTACCATTTAACTGGTCTGAACTTGATAGAAGTACCCTGTATTCTATGTTCTACTCGCTAAAAAGCGAAATAGTAGGCAAAGAACTATCTCCTAGTCAGATACAAAAACGTATTAGTAAACACGTTAAAGCTCATTTACCATTAAAACTTAAAAAATGTATTCATGCTCCTACTACTAAGGGATTCATATTCGTGGGTGGAGTTTACTATAGTAATTTGGATCGAAAAGGTGTACCAGCTATAGAAGTAAATTTTAATTTTAATCCAACAGATACTAAATTAAAGTTAACTAACTATCGTTTTAAACGGATGGCTGTCAGATTTGCCGATGTTGTATGTCACGAAATTATACATCAACGACAATTCCGTGCTAGAAACTTCAAAAATATCCCAGGTTATCAAAGCACAGCAGAATATGCCAAGGATCGTAAAAAGCAAGAATACTATGGCGATAGGGACGAAATGGGTGCTCATGCGTTTAATACCGCTTGTGAACTAATTGATCGATTTGGATACAATATTACTACTATAGGGCATTACTTGGATTCTTTTGAATGTCGTAAACATAAAAACTCCACTTGGTGCGACTATTTGAAAGTGTTTGATTGGGATCACAATCATCCAATTATACGTAGAATGAGAAATTTAATTATGCGCCAATTGGAAAATGCCTATCATGGCAAGCCATTTAAGACGTCAACGCACTTGACTTACTGATAATTATACTGTACAATACATACTTGTACAGCTAATCATCGGAGTCTACATGAGTGTTTGCGCTAGCCATATTTGGAGCTTAGAAAGTCATCCAAGTCGTCTAAACAAAGAAGCAATTATTGAAGTCATAGCCCAGGACGGGTGTGACGAATTCTTTCACGGTTGTCGATTAGCACTAGATCCAATGATTACTTTTGGCATTAAACAAATACCGGAGAAAGCAGATGAAGATGGTCCTGGGCTCAGTTGGGATAGTTTTATTAGTGTTGTCGAGCGTTTACGTAATCGTAACCTCACAGGCAATGCCGCCCGTGATACCGTTGATGCACTGATCAAACAAGCCACTAAACAAGAATGGAATGGTTGGTATCGACGTATCCTTATTAAAGACCTACGGTGCGGTACTAGTGAAAAAACAATTAACAAAGTAGTAGAGAAAAAATATGTAAACTATGCTATTCCGGTGTTTGGATGCCAGCTTGCCCACGATAGTGCTAATCATGAATCGAAGGTATCTGGAAAGAAACTTATTGAAGTTAAACTTGACGGAGTACGAGTTATTACAATTGTCCGTGCCGACGGCCGTGTTGATATGTTTAGTCGTAACGGCAAAGAGCTTGCTAACTTTCCACATATTGTAGAACAGATCAGCAAGGTTGTTAAAGAACAAGGATCTACTAAAAATATTGATGTAGTGTTGGATGGCGAGATCATGTCGTCTAGTTTTCAAGACTTGATGAAGCAGGTACATCGTAAAGACAATGTAGAAGCAGGCGATGCTATTCTTAACTTATTCGATGTATTGCCGTTGGCAGATTTTGAAAACGGCATTTACGACAACCCACAATCGTTGCGCAGCAAAATGGTTGAACATTGGGTAAACACTTATCAGCATCTAATTCCCAGTGTAACTTATGTTGCTAACGAACTAGTTGATTTGGATACTGAAGAAGGTAATAAAAGGTTTCGAGAAATTAATCAAAAGGCTATTGACGGAGGATACGAAGGTATTATGATTAAAGATCCTGATGCTCCGTATGAATGTAAGCGTAGTCATGCTTGGCTTAAACTCAAACCATTTATTGAAGTTTCGTTGGAGGTTAAAGATGTTGAAGAAGGAACAGGAAAGAATATTGGACGGCTTGGAGCACTTGTATGCTCAGGAACCGATGATGGAAAAGAAATATTTGTTAACGTGGGTTCAGGTTTTACTGATAGTGATCGTGATAGCTTTTGGAATTCACGTGGTCAGTTACCTGGACAAATTGTCGAAGTGCGAGCCGATGCTGTCACTCAAAACCAAGACGGAACATACAGTTTGCGATTTCCCCGGTTCAAAGGATTTAGGGGATTCAAAGTAGGAGAAAAACTATGACAGCCGTTACCAGTGTTACCGCACAAAATCTCAAATTGTACCAACAATCTGAAATTAAAAAAATAGACAAGCGACACGAAGAATTAGTGTTAGAAGAACGACGTATTAAATACGAAAAAGAAGTTAACGAACAGAAGCGCATTGAGATGGCACGACGAATGAATTGTGCTGTGGGACAAAATATAGAT